ACCGATGACCATTTTATCAGCAGAATCATCAAGACCTATGTAATAATCTTGCGCATTGCCATCAAAAACGATTTTAGTATCTTCTGCACCAGCATCACCTATTGTTAGTGTTGGGGTTGTGCCAGCCAAAGTGATGTTTGCATTAGCAGTAAGTAATCCTGAAACAGCTAATGTGCTTGCCATATCAACAGCTCCATCTATATCAACAACATCAAGATTTGTAGTTCCATCAACATCAAGATCACCATTAAAATCAGCATTACCCGCTAATGTTAATGTAGAAGCCATATCTACAGCACCATCAATATCTACGACATCTAGGTTAGTAGTACCATCTATATCAGCATCTCCTGAAATATCTAGAGTTGCACCGTCTAGTTCACCTGTAATAGTTAAGTTTCTAATACCTGTATAATCTTTGTTAGAGTCCAATATAACAGCTTTAGAAGCTACTGCCGTACCTATTGCTGTACTACCTATGTCTAGAGCATTAAGCTCTCCTACTACGGCTGTGATGCCGTCTAAGGCATTAAGCTCTTCAGGAGTAGAAGTAACCTGAGTATTACTTGCTGCAGCTAATACAGGAACTGTACCTGATACGTTAGGTAAAGTAATTGTTCTATCAGCAGTAGCATCTACAATAGTAAGTGTAGTTTCGTGTGCATCAGCAGTAGCACCTTCAAATACAACAGCGTTGTTAGCACTCATAGTAACTGAGTCTACAGTACTAAGTGTACCACTAACTGAAATATTAGTTGCAGAAAGAGTACCTGTACTTGGATTGTATTTTAAATCACCATCTGATTCTAAACCTAAGTTACCACCGTCTAAGTCTCCACCTGCTGTAAAGACAATAGCGTTGTTTTCGTTAGTGCTTTCGTTATCTGTAATAGTAACTGTTGTAGCCACTGCAGCAGTTGTAGCGTTAGTTACTGTAGTTCCTGCAATAACACTTGCCAAAGCTGTACCATTTACAGTAATTGCATCGGCTTCTAAAGTACCGTCTATGTCTGCATCACCTGATATGTCTAAAGTTGCAGCGTCTAACTCACCACTAATAGTAATATTTCTACCACCAGTTATGTCTATGTTAGCATCTGTAACGATTGCTTTACTTGCTATAACTGTTCCGTTAGTTATGCCGTCTATTAAATTTATGTCTGCTGCAGTAGCTGTAACTGTTGTACCGTTTAAAGATAGTGCATCTGTTTCAAGTGTACCGTCAATGTCTACGTTGCCTGATATATCTAAACTAGCTGCTGTTATTTCACCACCAACTGTAAGTGTAGTAGCCATATCAACTGCACCATCAATATCAACTATGTCTAAGTTTGACGTACCGTCTATGTCTATATCACCACTAATATCTAGAGATGCGCCTGTTAAAACACCTGCAACCGCCAGGGTTGAGGCCATATCTACAGCACCATCTATGTCTACTACGTCTAGGTTTGTAGTGCCGTCAACATCTAAATCACCGTTAAAGTCTACGTTACCTGCGACTGCAAGTGTCGTAGCCATATCTACAGCTCCATCTATGTCTACAATGTCAAGGTTAGATGTACCATCAATATCAATGTCACCTGAAATATCTAAAGAAGCTCCTGTTAATACTCCTGCAACCGCAAGCGTACTAGCCATATCTACAGCTCCGTCAATATCGACTACATCTAGATTAGTTGTACCATCTACATCAATGTCACCGCTAATGTCTAACGCTGTACCAATAAGTGTTTGTGTAAGTGTAAGCTGACCATTAGCTGCTATTGTTATAGCGTCAACATCTGAAGCAGAACCGATAGTTTTACCATCACCAATAATAATATCATCAGTAAAAGTAGCTATGCCAGTTACTCCAAGTGTACCTGCAACGGTAGCGTTTACATCTACGTCTAGCGTATCAATGTGTGCTGTACCGTCTATGTATATATCTCTCCATTCCTGTGAAGAGCTACCTAGATCATACGCACCATCATCGTCAGGTATAATATTAGAGTCAACATCTGCACCAAAGACTACGTTGTCTGCAGCAGAATCACCAAGAGTCAGTGTACCACCGTTAAATGTCGTAGTACCTGTAACAGTTAAATTACCACCTACAGCTACGTTACCTGTAGTAGTAATAGCATCTATGTAAGCATTTTTAAAATATAACGAGCTTGTACCAAGATCAACGTCACTGTCTGTAACAGGAGATACTACACCATCAGAGATTCTTACTTGTTCTACGGCTGCACTAGATACTTCTACAAAGACTCCCCAACGATTGTTAGTACTGTCTACAACTATTTTATTTAAAAAATCTAAATCACCAATAGTATGAATATTACCACCTTGTGCAGTAGAGCCATCGTGTCTGTGTCCTGTAGATGAAGCACTGCTTGAGCTGTAAGCAAACGCATTTAAGAGTTGATTATATTCGTTATTGAACAACGCAGCGGTGATAGTATCCCCATCAGCTATCGAACTTTGTCTAGTATATGTTTGAGCCATAATTTAATTCTCTCTTTATTGTTATTGTCTTCCCGATGGTCTGTAATTTACGTATAAGCCATTTACTGTGTAAGGAGCATTTGTATCGTTACTAAATATTTTAAAGAAGTTACTATGTCCACTTCCTGTTAATGTAGCTCTTACTAAAGGTTGTTCTGGCGCACCAAAAGTACTTGTACCAAATACTGCTGATGAATCTCCAAATATAGAAGGAGTTGCTGATATTATTCCTACATCTGTTGGCTGAAGTCTGTCTGTACTATCATAATCAAACCTAACTCTAAGTGTTGGCTCTACAGATCCTTCTGGAAATACAGAAACTTTAATGTGATCTAAAGTTTTTAAAGTTCCAAAGTCTCCGTAATCAAAATCTGGAGATTGATATTCTGCTTCTACGTTTGTTTCAGTTCCTGCAGGATTAAAACTATTTCCTGTATCGTGATTGTAAATATATCCGTCTCTGTCTCCGTGATATATTTTTTCTTTTCCTGAATAATTAAATCCAGAAGCTACTGCAGGAGCTTGTATTCCTTGTACTTCTGCCCATTCAAAACCTCTAGCTGTAAGAGTTCCTATAATTCCTTTTGAATTAGTTGTTGAAGCATTTGAAGCACTGTAGTACATTCTATATTGAGACTTATCTCTAAGTACTACACTGCTATATTCAGAAGTAATTGTACTACTAAAAATATCATTTATAAGAGGCTGTATAGCTTTACTAATAGTTCCAAGTTCAACGTCACCAATTCTAGCAGTACCTGCAATGGTTCTAAAACCATCAGGAGCTAAGAAGATTAAGTCACCTGCAAATTCCTGTATAGTTTTACCATCTACACAACCTACGTTTTTAGTAACTGGTACAATAGCTATAGTACTTGAGTTATTTATGTTCTGTAACTTATATATAGAGTTTTTACAGAATATAAAAAGTTCATCACGGAAAGATTTAAGACCAACTACTTGATCGTCTAATACAATACTACCCGAACCCCCGCCTGTAAAAGATTCTATATCACTTGTAGAACTATAAAAGATAGTGTTCAAAGCTGTAGCTGCGCCTGCAACTACTAAATGTTTATCGTGGATTACACAAAACTTAGGATAGTGTGTACCGCTTACTGTTATTTCTTTAGCAAAAAAAGTTCTGTTTGTTATATCAGAATCTGTACCTGTCATTTTAAAATAAAAAGGTTTTACTCCAGAGCCTTCGTCAGTAATTACAACTTCACCGTATACTGTATTGCCTTCAAAGGTTGCAAAACTTGCTTTGCTTTGTGATGTTCTAGCTAAAGCACTACGCCCTGTAAAGGCTGTATAGTTATCCCCACCAGCATCAACACTAGCTTTATTAATCTGTAACCAACTATCACCATCTTGACTAAAGTATATATTAGTTCCTGAACAAGCTATAACACCGTCTGCGTAAACGTGTAAACCTAGTATTTCATTAGAACTATTAGGTCTTGTACCGTCACCTAGCTGTGTATAGCCATTAATACGCCTATACCCACCTTTTGTAGAGACTTCAAAATTTTTTAATCTTGTTGCTTTTCCCGGAGTTTGTAAAAGCTCTAATGAATTACTAGACTTATCTAAACCGCCTTGCAACGCAACTGAAAAGGGTTGCGAAGCTGCCATTAGAAATAAATCCTATCGTCTGACATATCTTTAGGTTGTGGATTAATAAGATTAGATTTCATTCTTTTCATACCTTTTTTATAATCATCTAACGCAAAAGCTGCCTGTTGTAAACTTTCTTTAAACTGATGTACATAATATCGTGTTCTTGCTGTGATAACAGAAGCATACTGATCTGGAAAGACTATAGCATCTCCGTGTGCAGAAAGCTCTGTAGGTGCGCTGAACGCATAGAAATGTACATTATATACTTTATCTGGTATAGGACTAAGACCAAACTTACGATGATCTGGACTACGAATTACGTACTTAGGCTCTCCATAGTTTTGTGAATCAGCATCGTCTGCATTTTCTGAATCTCTTAAATACCTTGTCCAATCTGAAAGAGATATAAACTTTAAACCTTTAGATACAAAAGGTGCAGATTCGCCTGACACACTAATTGTAGTTATATAAAAATCATCCCAATCTATAGAAGAATAGTCTGTAGTAATACTAGAACTATCTGCTTTGAGAGTATACCAACGCTGTCCTGCTACTGATGCTACTGTAACATTACCGTAAAATGGATCTGTACCGCCACTAACTCCTGCAGAAAAGAAAGGTAATTGTGGTTCTTCATTAGCTATATCGTTTAATGATTTATTAATGGATTCTTTTACAAATGCCTGTATTCCTACAGCATCTGAAAAGTTTGCAGAAGTTAATTGAACTTCGTTAAGCTCTCTAAGAACTTCATTTGTTAATGTCATATACGTTGTAGCCATTACTTACCCTTTTTCTTTTTACCAAATATACGATCATAGTTATCAGCGTATTTCTGCTTTGCTTCGCCAGAATATGCGCTACCTAACAATCCTAAGACTCTAGTGCTTTTAGGCTTACTAGAGCCATTTAGGATCATAGGATTTTTGTCATTACCTAACTGTGGCATTTTTAATCAGGGGTTGAGCCAAGATGTAAAAACTCTACTAAGTAAGTAACTGTTGTAGCTGCCGTAGCAAGATCGTTTGCTAGTGGCTTAAGACGAGCGTGAAGTGTACGAGCAGCAGCACTATACAAAGTAGATGCTATAACAATAGCTTCTGAAGTTGCGGGGCCACCGACTACACCTGCTGTTACTCCTGTACCTACAAAAGCGTTAGCTGCGTGTCCGTGTGAGTTTTGAATAATATACAAAGGTGCGTTTGCTGTCCAAGTTACTGCTGATCCACCATCGTCTAAGATAGCTTTTTCATCAATAATTTGACCACCACCTGCTGCAGTACCTAAATCAAAATCAACATCATCACCTGAAGCTCCTGCTGTAACAATGTTACCTGCTGGAATGGCAATAAGATTTCTGATAATAGTATCAGCGGGTTGTGTAAATGAAACATCGTAAGTAGCGTCAGCAGTAACTGCAATAGTTCCTGTTGTAGCTGAAGTCCACGAGTTGCAAATATTGTCAGCAATTTGCCCAACATCGACTGTTCGAGCTGAGTTGCGCCCTGTATCACGTACTTTGAATACTGGGTTTGACATATTATGTCTCCTTGTTTGCGTTTAAAATAAAATTTGTACTCTAAAAAAGAAAGGGAGGCTTTTACACCTCCCAAATCTATTTAGTCAATACCATAGAAAGCAGAAACTAATGCATCAGCACGGAGTACTTTGGATCCATAAACGTGGAGTCCTCGTACAATGTCACCGAATGAATCAGGATCACGCAATACTTCAGTACTTGTAATCGTCTGAGCAGTAGCTGTAGATGACATATGACCAGCAATACATTTACCTGCAGCATTAGTTGTTGCAGCAATGTTGTTTGACTTGTACATATCGAATCCACGTAGTTTCCCACTTGAGACTAGACCATTTCTAATAGAACCTTGACCTGCGTTATAATCAACAGACAAAAGTTTTGACGATGAACTCGCAAGAACTTCGTAGAAATCAGGTGATGCTAAGAACCATCGACCTTCTTCTGGAATGTTCTGTTCGTCAAGCAAACGAGCCATATGTGACAATACGTCAATAGGATCGTGTTCGCTTGAAGCAAAACCGATGTCAAGATTACCAGTTCCATCAAATGTGCCTGCAGCTAAATCAGTAGCGTTGTCAGAACCAAGTATATGGTTAGGACTTGATGCAGAAACACCTGCGAACATAGTAGCAATTACACCTTCATCATAAGCATCACGAAGAGCATATGCTGCAGATGAACTAGCAACTTCTTTAAAGTTCACGTGAGACATTGAAGTTTCAATATCATCAACGATGAATTTAAATGCGTTAGCTGTATCAACTACAAGAGTCAACTCTTGGTCAGTTAATTTAGTAGCTGTAACGTCTGCACCACGTTCGTACTGGTACACAGTGATTTCAGGTTCTTTTATAATCTTTACGGAATCTCCGAAAGCGGCAATCTCACCAGCATAATCTGTGTTGGTGATCGCTTCTACAACCGAAGCCTTTCTAAAGAAGTTAAGAACCTTTTTAGAGTAGACTGCGGGAAGGAAAAACGAATTATTTTGACCACTGACGGAGTTCGCAAAGTTAGCGTTAGTATCAGTACTTGGTTCAAAGAACTGATCTGATTGGTTATAAGCCATTTTACTTCTCCATTATTTTATCAAATTAAAAGTTAGTTTATTTTGCTATCCTGCCTTCGTGAATTGCTCGTCCGATTTCTTCTTCGTACTTGTCAAATTCCTGTATAGACATTTTAGCGATTTCCCTTTCAGTCCAAATTCTATCTTGCTTAGGCTCAACCGCAGTTGTTTTGGTTGATACCATATCAGCAGCAGATTTTTTGGACTTAGCTGAAGCTGGCTTCTTAGCTTTAGAATCTAATCCCATATCACGTTTATATAAATCTAAAGCGCGACTTGCAAGATCTCCATCACTAGCGTTTTTATATATCCAATCTTGAATAGATTGTGGTTGTGCTTTTGCCCAACTATGAAACTCATCGCTGTTTTTAAGTTCTTCAAAATCAGGATGGTTCTGTAACAACCTATCGTTTGCTTGCTTAGTAACTAATTCTGTTTCACGTTCTTGTAAAGCTGCTAATCGTTCTTCTAGAGTTTTAGTTCTTTCAGAACTTTGCATATGTGCTACAGTCTCAACTACTTCATAAACATCTGGATATTGTTCTCTAAACTTTTCTAGTTCCTCTGGAGACTTTGGAGCTTTATATTCAGGCATATTTTTAGTTGCCTGTTCTAGAAGTTCTTGTTCTCTAGATTTAAACTCATTAAGTTTAGAATCGTAGTGTGATTTTAAATCATCATATCTTTTTTTGTAATCAGGTTTATTTTTAGTTTCCTTTTTACTTTGCTTAGGTTCTTCTGAAGTTTCAACTTGTGGTTGAGGTTCTTCAAAAAAAGCACCATCAGCAGATACAAACGGTTTATCTTTCTTGTTATGCCAATCTTTATTAGCGTTATAAGGGTTTGCTTCTTTTGCTTGTGTTGCCATCTTCTTACTCCTACTAGGGGCTTTCTAAACAAAGTAGCTGCAAATGTCGACAGTGCAGGGTTTGTTTTTGTCAAGGTAGCCTTTCGGTTATTATTGTGATAGAGGGCTT